CCTTTCAGGGCCTTGACGCGGGCGAAGGTGATCGCGGTCCCGAAAGGGTCGAGCAGAACGGCGGCGAGGTCGAGGTTCTCGGTGGCGGACGCGGCCAGGGTGCGGGTGTCGGTGAACACCCTGTTGGCGTGGTTGGCGGTGGCGCCGTCGGGCCAGCCGTACGACTTGACGAGCGACGCAGGCGAGGATGCTCCCCCGAGGTCCAGCGCCGTGGTCAGCAACGTTTTGAGGTCGAGCAGGATGCTCGTTTTGAGTGTGGTCATGGCGTCGTGCCTCCGGCGGTGGAGTAGAGGGTGAACAAACAGAAGGACATGAACACCGGGCGGCCTGCGGGTGTGCGCACGGTCTCGTCCCGCTCCGGCTGGGGCGGGGTCGCGCCGGGCACCTGCGTGATGAGCCCGCACACCCGGCCGGGGATGGTCGGGCGGCGGCGGTGCAGCGCGGCCGCGGCCCGGTCGAGCGCGGCCAGAACCTCATCGGTGGTGGTGCCGGCGGCGGTGACCTGCACGGTGCTCACCGCGGCGCCGTCGTAGCCCGCCTGCGTATTGGTCGGCCGGAAGGCGGGGGGCGGCCAGACGACGAGGTAGGGGTATGCGATGTCGGCCTCGGGCGTGGTGACCTCGCCGACGTACACCGTGTACCGGCCGTCGACCTGCAGGGGTGCGAGGGCGGTGTTGATGAGGTCGGCGATGGCGTGCCCGTGCTGGCGGGACACGTCGACGGGCAGGGTGCTGGTCACCGCGGGTCCAGCGGGTCGGCGAGAGCTTCGAGGGCGGCCATGAAGCCGGGTTCGACGCGGTCGAGGGCGGGGCCCATGAACGGCTGGGGCGCCATGCGTGTCGTGCCGTGCTCGACGAAGAAGCTGTAGAACGCCTCGGCGATGACCTCGGCGCCGTAGGTCCTCCAGTTGTTGGTCTGGATCACAGTGTGGATCGACGACCGCATGAACCCGGTGTCCACGGCTGCGTTCTGTTTGGCGAACCGCTCCGTGTCGAACGCCGCCTTGCGCACCACGAGGGAGGTGCGGGAGTCCATGCCGACGACCTTCGCGTCGAATGTGGCGACGAGCCGGTCCAGGTCGTCGGTGCCGAACGAGACGGGCATCGGGCACCTCCCCTACCGGCCGGTGGGTGTGATGTCCTCGCAGACGAGATCCCGCTGCCACAGCAGCGACCCGCGGCGGTCGCCCCGCACGCGCATCGTGCGGCCGACCAGGGTCGGGTCATCGGGCATCGAGCTGAACTCGACGATGTGGTTGACCGCGACCTGCGTCGCACCCGGGCCGGCGACGGGGAGCATCACGTAGTAGTCCCGCAGCGTGACCTCCCGGTCGGCCACGGTGGGGTGGGACTCGGTCGCGATCGCGCGCTGCACCCGGCAGATTCCCCGGTACACGACCGTCGCCGTCGCCACCGCGGACACGCCCAGGACCTCGTCGAACTCGGCCACCGTGCCGGTGGACGCGGCTTCGGTGATGATGCATTCGCCGGTCATGGCACCCTCGGCGACCGGCCTGTTTCGGTTCGACCAGTCGGGGTGGATGACGCGGGTGTTGGGCAGCGGCACCGCGGTCCCCCTACAGGTTGAGCACGTTGGCAAGCCAGGCGTTCGGGTCGTAGTCGACGACGTCGAACGCGAACGGCACGCCGTCGTCGTCGACCACGGCGGCCTGGTCTCGCAGCGATGTCGCCCTGTCCCGCAACTCCTTTGCCACGGCCGGGCCGTCGGTCTGCAGGTCGGCCGTGCGGATCTTCTTGGACACCAGGGCCTCGGAGGAGGCGATCGTGTCGAGGGCCTGGGCGGCGGCAAGCCGGATGTTGCTGTTCTCCATCGCCAGGAACGCCGTGATCTGGGCGTCGGTGAACAGCGGGGCGACCTCGTCGAGGTCGGTACACATTAGACGGACCCGGCCGATCGCGCTGGTCGGGTCGGTCGTGATCGGCAGGGCGCCCAGCAGTGAGGCGCGGACGACGAATGTTCCCTCCTCTGCGCCGTCGGCGGTGCCGGTCGCGGCGAGCCGGTAGGCGTGAAGGCCGGCCATCGTGGGGTCGTACGTGGCCCGGTACCGGTCGGCGAGCTCGGTGACCGTCATCGGTGCTGTGGTGAGATCGGGCAGGGTGACGGTGCCCACGACGGTCGCGCCCGGCACGAACACTCCGTCCGGGTCGGACAAGGGCCAGTCGGCTACCACGGTCTTGGAGATCCAGTACGTTTCGAGGCTCACCGGAGCGTCACCTCCGCCCGGTCGACGAGGGTCACGGTGCCGGTGTTGACAACGTTCACAGCCCCGCGCCCTGGGGTCGGGCCGCCGGGGCCGGGCCCGGCGTGTGCCTCGGCGGTGACCGTGCCGGCCGGGGCGAGGGTGCCGCCGAGTAGGTGGGAGACCCGTTTGAGTACGGCGCCAGCGAGCGGCATCGCTCTGGCCAGCGCGCGGTCGAGCAGCTTCCGCAGTGCGCCGGCTGGCACGATGGCGCCGCCGACCGTCTTGGCCGTGGATCGCAGCAGCGCCCCTGCGGGTGCGAGCGCGCCGGCCAGGGCGAGAACCCGGGCGAGGGACGCCACCACCACACCGGCCGGTACGAGCGTGCCGGCCAGCAGGCGGGCAGTGGTTTTAGCGACCGCACCGAATGGGCCGACCGTGCCGGCTGGATGGGTGCTGGCCTGGCGGAGTAGCGCGCCGCCGGGCACCAGCGAGCCGGCCACTGCGAGGACCCGCATCCGGATCGACGCCACGGCACCCGCCGGTGTCAGCCCGCCGGCGAGCAACTTGCCCGTCTGCTTGAGCGCGGCGCCCGCCGGTGTCACGGCGCCGGAGGTCTGCTTGCCCGGTCTGCGCAACAGTGCGCCCGCCGGGGTGAGCGTGCCTGCGGGCCGCTTGGCGGTCTGTCGGATGAGTGCGCCAGATGGAGTGACCGCGCCAGCCACCGACTGGGGGAACGTGGTGCCGCCGGCCGAGCCTTTCATCGCGATGACGACGCCGGCCCACTTCACGGTGCCGCCCGAGGGGGCAGTGAACCCCACGGTCTTGGAGCCGGCCGCGCCGGCGTCAGACCAGACGGCGCCATAGGTGGTGTACTCGCCCACCGTGCGCTGGTAGGAGATCTCGCCAGCCCCGCCGGCAACCGGGGTGATGCCATTGACAGTGCGGTACACGCGGGCCGCGCCGTCGACCGCGTCCCAGTCGCCGATGCCCATGATCAGGCAGCACTTGTCGGTCGTCGTGGTCACCGCGATCGAGGAAGCCGCAGTGCCGTTGTTCTTCGCGCTGGAGTCGTAGCCGTCGGAGCCGCGCACCACGGCCCAGACAGCGCCGTAGCGAGGCGAGTTGGTGGGCACGGTGACTGACAGGGTCACCGTCTGGTTGCTGCCCGATTGCCCTGTCCAGCCCCACGGAAAACTGTTGAGTGTGAGCTGGTGTTGCTGGCGCAGGGCGAAGGTCATCCCGCCGCCGGTCGGGTCTGAGAAGTCATCACCGGCCCCGCCGTAGTCAGCGCCAATAGCGATGACGACGAGCAAGTCGTTGGCGTTCATGGCAATCGTGTTGTTTATCTTGGGTTTGTCCGTGCCCCACGACGACGACCCTGTGATGACGCCAGTGGAGACGATTGTGGGTGCGGTGGTGGTCACAGGTCACCGCCCCACCGTGCGCTGCTCCGGACGGTGTGATCGACGAGGTTCTATGACCCTGCGGTCAGCGTGAGATCGTACGTGCTGGCAAGGGAATCGCCCGACGCCAAGTTGACGACCGAGAACACCGATCGGTCGAGCAGTGTGCCGCCGCCCGTCGCGGCCTGGGAGAAGATGCCGTGCTCGACGCAGGCCACCGTGGCGTCGACGGTGTTGGTGCCCACCGTGCGGAAGATGTTCGCCGACGCGCCCTCGGTGAGCGACCCGGTCGCCCGCGTGCTGTCCGGGTTGAGGGCCGTCGTGGACTCGGTCACCAGCGCGGTGTCGGCCGAAGACTCCGCCGTGCTCCCAGTGCCGATGCCGTGGAACTTCAGGTTCTCCAGCTCGACCGAGTTCTGGAAGGCGTCGACGATGTAGTTGACGCCCGCCGTGGTCACGACCCGCATCGTGGCCAGGCCCAGCTCGAGCACATCGCCATCGGCCGGGATGTGGGTCAGGTACAGCGACCCGTAGAAGTTGGACAGCCGCAAACCGCGGGCAAGGAGTACTCGGCGCGCGCCGCGCATCAGGTTTCCGAAGTTGCGGGTGCGCCAGGCGTTGATCCGGTCGTCGAGTCCCTTGCGGGGCAGGCCGTAGTGGGCGATCTCTGCCAGCGACAGTTCCTTCGCCGGCCACGAGCTGAGACCCGTCAGCCGGTCGAACTGGTCGCGGATCTCGCGGGCGTCCGCCGCGCGGATGACCCGCAGGCCGAGTTCGCCGGACGGTGCGGTGTTGCCTCCGAACATGTCAGCCCCTTCTCATCGGTTAGGGGGCGAGGACGCCGGCGGTACGCAGCGACGCAAGCAGCGCGTTCAACGTCGTCCGGGCCGCCGCCAGATCGACGACGACCTTGTCGAACTCGACCTTCGTCGGCACACCAACCGACGCGGCGGCGGTAAGCGCGGCCTGGTCGGCGACCGCCACACCCTGCGAAGCTTGCCCCGCGGCGATACGGCCACTCGCGTTCAGCGTGGCCAGGCCACTGGCCACGCCCTTGTTGCTCCTGTGACCAGCCATGGTCAGGTCTCCTTCACGGGCAGGGGTGCGGCCTTCGCCGCGGTCTTCTTGGCCACCTTCATGGCGGGCCTCACCGGTCGTGCCGGTTCGGTGACGAGGACGGCGGCGCCCGGCCCACCGGAGAGGTCGTCTCCGGCGGGCGCGGGCAACCGGTCGAGCACCTGGCCGAGCACGTCCACCACCCGGTCCAGGCGGTCGACCACCGCGGCGAGAAGCTCGTCGTTGGGCGTACGCGGCACGGGCAGCGGACGTGTCATCAGGAGCCGGTGCCGTTGGAGGCGACGCCGCTCTTCGGGTCCATGAGCACCCCGCCGAACACGTGCCGCAGCTTCCACTCCGTCGAGTCGGTGTCGAAGTCGCCCTCCTCCGGGTTGATCAGGCCGCCACCGACGCGCACCGCGTTCGGCGACTTGCGGAACAACTCGGGGACCTCGTGCCCGATGAGGAAGCCGACCTCCATCGCCGGCCGGCCGGTACCCGGGGTGGCGAACAGGTACCAACTGGTGTTGCCGTTGGTGGTCGAGATGATCGGCAGCCACGGGTTGACCATGATCTGGACGCGGTTACGCATCCAGTTCGCGACCCGCAACTGGTCGTTGCCGGTGCCGTCGCCGCCGCCGGTCGCCGACAGGATTTCGGTGGCGTTGATGATGTTGCGGGCAGTCACCTCGAGCGCGGGCGGCACCACAAGGACAGCGCCCTCGATGTAGATGGGCGCCGCGTCGGTGTCGACCTGCGCACTCAGGACGGTGAAGGCCGTCTCAAGGCCGGACACACCGAGCACCGGGTTGGCGGTGATGACGTTGTGGTTGCCCGCGCTGAAGAACGTGCCGTCAGGGCCGGTCGTGCCGGCGTACAGATCGGTCGCGAACCGCTCCTCCGACCGGCGGGCGGCGTTGCCGAGCCGGTCCGGGATGTCGGCGA